CTTGCCCTCAATGTCGCCAGAGCCCACCCCGATACAACCACCTCCTTGCGCCTCAAACTCAAGCGCGCCGGATGGAACGATACCTTCCTCTTCGAGCTCCTTGGCCACATGCGATAGCCCTGCCCTTCAGGGGAGGGTAAGAAAGGAAATCCCCCCATGCCATCCGCCAACGCCGCCCTCCGCTCCGCCATCCATGACGCGCTGATCGCCGACACCGCGCTCACCTCCGCGCTCGGCGGCGCTCACGTCTATGACGAGCCGCCGCGCAACTCGGCGTTTCCCTATGTCACGCTCGGCGAGGCGCGCATTGTCGATGCGTCCGCCGATGACGGCCCGACCCAGGAGCATCAGTTGACGCTGCATGCGTGGTCGCGGCAGGGCGGTCACAAGCAGGCCCATGTCATCACCGGCGCGCTGCTGCAAGCGCTTGACGACGCGCCGCTCGCGCCCGACGGGCACCGGCTGGTGAATTTGCGTTTTTCCATCGCCGACATCCGGCGCGAATCCGACGGCCGCACCTATCACGCGCTGGTGCGGTTTCGCGCCGTCACCGAACCCGCAAGTTAAGGAGCAACCATGGGCGCGCAAAAAGGCAAGGACCTTCTGCTCAAAATCGACGGCGGCGCAGGTTTTGTTACGGTAGCGGGCCTGCGCAGCCGCAGGATCGCGTTCAATGCCGAACTGGTCGACATCACGCATGCGGAGTCGGTGGATCGCTGGCGCGAACTCCTGGCCGGCGCCGGCGTCAAGCGCGCCTCGATTTCAGGGCGCGGGCTGTTCAAGGACGCGAGTTCTGACGCGCTGGTGCGGCAGGCTTTCTTCGACGGCGCGGTGAACCAGGCCCAGGTGATCGTGCCGGATTTCGGCACCATCGAGGGCCTGTTCCAGATTTCCGCCCTCGAATTTGCTGGCGAGCACAATGGCGAGGTGACGTTCGACCTGTCGCTGGAGTCGGCGGGCGCGCTGACGTTTACCAGCTCGTAGGGCGGATTAGCACTTGCGTAATCCGCCGCGCCGGCCACGCGCAGCGGCGGCGGGTTACGCTTCCGCCTTTTCGCGTTGAACTACGGTGGACGGGGTCGCTAACCCGCCCTACGACACGGAGTTTTCCCATGCCCAACAAACACCGCGGCGAGATCGAGGCCGAGCTTGGCGGCAACCGGCACACGCTGGTGCTCACGCTGGGCGCGCTGGCGGAGCTGGAGGCTGCATTTGGCGCGGATGATCTGGTGGCGCTGGCGGAGCGTTTTGGGTCGGGGCGACTGTCCGCGCGCGATCTCGTGCGCATCATTGGCGCCGGTCTGCGCGGCGCGGGAGCGACGATCAGCGACGACGAAGTCGCGGCGATGACGGTGGATGGCGGCGCCGCCGGCTATGTGCGGATCGCAGCCGAACTGATCGCCGCGACGTTCGAAGATACGTCGGCGCCGGCCGCATGATAAAACCGTTTCCCTGGGACGCGGCGATGCAGTTTGGATTCGGCGTGCTGCATCTGCCATCCGATGCGTTCTGGAAGATGACGCCGCGCGAACTCGCGCACGCCATCATCGCCGTGCGCGGCTATGCGCCGGCGCCGATCGAACGCGGCGATCTTGACGCGCTGATGAAAGCGTTTCCGGACAGGCAAGCGAACCATGGCTGACAGCACCGACCTCCTCAGCACGTCCAGCACGCTCGACAGCCTGTCGCTGAAGACCAAGGACCTCACCGCCAGCGCCAGTGGATTTGCGCGCGCGATGACGCAGGCGTTTTCGGCTTCGGTCACCGGCGGCAAGCAGTTCGACGATGTTTTAAAATCACTGGCATTGCGGATCTCCGATCTGGCAGTGCGCCTTGCGTTCAAGCCGCTGGAGAAATCGCTGACCAGCGGCATCTCCAGCCTGCTGTCGGGATTGACCGGCAGCGTCGGCGGCTCGGCGTCGTCGTCACTGACCGCGGCCTCCGGGGCGATAAAGCCGTTCGCATCCGGCGGCGTGATCGGCACGCCGACCTATTTTCCGCTTCAAGGTGGCGGCGTCGGCCTCGCCGGCGAAGCCGGACCGGAAGCGATCATGCCGCTGACCCGCGGCGCCGACGGCCGGCTCGGCATCGCGGGCGGCGGCGGCAACACCATCAATGTGCAGATCGCCACGCCAGACCTCGACAACTTCCGCCGCTCGGAGAGCTACATCACCGGCCAGATCGCGCGTGCGGTGGCACGGGGGCAGCGGAGTTTGTGAGCTCTCGTGCCCCCGGACGCAGCGCAGCGCGTAGCCCTTGCGAAGCGGTGCGCTGCAGAGCCGGGGCCGTAACGAACGCCGGTGCTTGGTACGGTCCCGGTTCTGCGAAGCAGCGTGAAGAACGCTGCATCGCGCCCGGGACACGGGATGCCGAATCATGTCCTTTCACGAAATCCTGTTTCCGCTCGACATCGCGCTGCGCAGCGCCGGCGGGCCGCAGCGGCGCACCGAACTCGTGACCTTCGGGTCCGGGCGCGAGGCGCGCAATGCGCGCTGGGCGGATTCGCGCCGGCGCTATGATGCCGGCTACGGCGTCAAGACGCTGGAGGCGCTGCAGGCGGTGGTGGCGTTCTTCGAGGAGCGACGCGGGCAGCTCTATGGCTTCCGTTGGCGCGACCGGCTCGATCATTCCAGCGCTGCACCGGGCGCGCCGGTCTCGCCGCTCGACCAGGGCATCGGCACCGGCGACGGCGTAACCGCCGCGTTTCAACTGGTGAAGACCTATGGCGCAGGCTTTGCGCCGTATGCGCGCGAAATCGCAAAACCGGTTGATGGCAGCGTGCGCGTCGCGGTCGCAGGCAGCGAACTCGCGGGCTCGGCGTTCAGCTGCGATGCGACCACGGGTGCCGTCACGTTTCTCAGTGGCCATATTCCTGCTGCCGGCGCCGCGATCACTGCGGGGTTCTTGTTCGATGTGCCGGTGCGGTTCGACACCGATTATCTCGAAGTCGATCTCTCGGCGTTTGCTGCGGGCGCGATCCCGAAAATTCCGCTGGTGGAGATCAGGGTGTGACTTCTTCCTACCCTGCCCTGGAGGGGGAGGGTCGCCGCGAATGAAATTCGCGGCGGGGTGGGGTGACGCTCCATCCGCGGGCTCCACTCCCGCGGCTTCACCCCACCCCGTCTCGCATTGCGCTTCGCGCATGCTCGCCGACCCTCCCCCTCCAGGGGAGGGTAAGAAAGAATCTCATGCGTCCCATTCCCTCCGCCCTGCAAACAAAACTCGACTCCGGCGTCACCACGCTGGCGCGGTGCTGGAAGCTTTTGCGGCGCGACGGCGTGGTGATGGGGTTTACCGACCACGATCGCGACCTCAACGTCGGCGGCGTGACGTTTCGCGCCGGCACCGGGTTTTCTTCATCCGAAGCGGCGAGCCGGTTCGACCTCTCGGTGGACGGCGCGGAAATTTCCGGCGCGCTCGCCGATGATTCCCTCACCGATGCCGACCTCGCCGCCGGGCGCTATGACGCGGCGCAAGTGGAGACCTGGCTGGTGGACTGGAGCGACCCGTCGCTGAAGCTGTTGACCGCGCGCGGCACGCTCGGCGAGGTCAGGCGCGAGGGACAGGCGTTTGTCGCCGAGCTGCGCGGGCTCGCGGATCTGTTGTCGCAGGAGAGCGGAAGGCTCTACACCGCCAGATGCGGCGCCGATCTTGGCGATGCGCGCTGCACGGTCGATCTGACCAATCCGGCGCTGCGCGGCACCGGCGCGGTCAGCGTGGTTGAGGCCACCTCGATCTTCGTTGCCTCCGGCCTCGATGGTTTTGCCGACGGATGGTTTTCATTGGGCCGTCTGCTCTGGAGCAGCGGCGCCAATGCGGGGCTGGCGATCGAAATAAAGGAGCATCGGCTCGTTGCCGGCCACGCGCGGCTGACGCTGTGGCAGGCAATGCCCGAGGTGGTCGCGATCGGCGACGCTTTCACGGTGACCGCCGGCTGCGACAAAAGCTTTGCCACCTGCCGCGCCCGCTTCGCCAACACCGACAACTTTCGCGGCTTTCCGCAAATCCCCGGCAACGATTTCCTGATCGGCGCGCCGGTGCAGGGCGCGCCTGGGAATAACGGGCTGTCGCTGTCGCCGCCGGTGCTGGGCGGGTAGGGAATTCGTGCCCCGGACGCAGCGCAGCGCGTAGCCCTTGCGGAGCGGTGCGCTGCAGAGCCGGGGCCGTCACGAACACCGGTGCTCGGTACGGTCCCGGTTCTGCGAAGCAGCGCTGAAGAAGCGCTGCCCGGGACACGAGGCTATCCCATGACCCCACCTCTCACCCGCGCCGCGATCGTCACCGAGGCACGCGCGTGGATCGGCACGCGCTATTGCCATCAGGCCTCGGTGAAAGGCGTCGGCTGCGATTGCCTCGGGCTGGTGCGGGGCGTTTGGCGCGCCTGCGTTGGCGATGAGCCGGAGACGGCGCCGCCTTATGCGCCGGATTGGGCCGAGGCCAAAGGCGAAGAGTCGCTGGCCAATGCCGCGTTCCGCCATCTCATTCCCGTCGTGTGTGAAAATTTCGCCGCAGGCGACGTGCTGCTGTTTCGCTGGCGCGACGGGTTTGTCGCCAAGCATGTCGCGATCGCGGCATCCACCACCAGCATGATCCACGCCCATGACGGCGCGTCGGTCTGCGAAGTCGCGATCGCGCCGTGGTGGCGGCGGCGTCTGGCTTATGCGTTTGCCTTTCCCGGAGTCGAATGATGGCATCTCTCGTTCTCTCTGTCGCGGGTGCTGCGGCCGGTGCGGTGTTCGGGCCGGCCGGCGCGATTGTGGGAAGGATCGCGGGCGCGCTGGTCGGCAATATCATCGATCAAAAACTGTTCGGGCCGGGCGACCAGAATGTGGTCGGGCCGCGGCTCGCCGACCTCGATGTGATGGCGTCGACCGAGGGCGCGCCGATCGCGCGGGTGTATGGCCGCGCGCGTCTGGCAGGGCAGGTGATCTGGGCGACGCAGCTCGAGGAGGTGGTCTCGGATTCAACCACGTCGGCGGGCGGCAAGGGCCATCTGGTGTCGGGGCCGCGCACGACCACCACGACCTATTCCTATTTCGGCAATTTCGCGGTCGGGCTGTGCGAAGGCGTGATCGGCGGCGTCGGGCGGATCTGGGCCGACGGCCAGCCGCTGGATCTCACCGGCAAGACCATCCGCGTCCATCGCGGCACCGAGGAGCAGGCGCCGGACGATCTTATCGTCGCCAAGGAGGGTGCTAACAATTCGCCGGCCTATCGCGGGCTTGCCTATGTCGTGTTCGAGCGGCTGCCGCTACAGGATTTCGGCAACCGCATTCCGCAACTCTCGTTCGAGATCATCCGGCCGGTCGGAGCGCTTGAAAGCATGGTGCGCGCGGTGACGCTGATCCCCGGCACCACCGAATTCGGCTATGAGCCATCTGCGCTCGTGAGCATTCTCGCGCCAGGCACGTCGCGCCAAGAGAATCGCCACGTCTCGAGCGCGGCCTCGGATGTACAGGCCGCGCTCGACGATCTTCTGGGCGTGTGCCCAAATCTCGAACGCATCGCATTGGTGGTGGCGTGGTTCGGCACCGATCTGCGCTGCGGCCATTGCGCGGTGCAGCCCGGCGTCGAAGTTGCCGTAAAGGGCATCAACGGCCCCGGGTGGTCGGTGGATGGCGTAACGCGGCCGGGCGCGTATCTCGTCTCGCAAATCGGCGGCCGGCCGGCGTTCGGCGGCACGCCGTCCGATCTGAGCGTGCTGCACCTGATCGCGGAGCTTAAAGCGCGCGGGCTGAAGATTACCTTCTATCCGTTCCTGGTGATGGATATTCCATCAGGCAATGCGCTGCCCGATCCGTGGACCGGAGCATCGTCGCAGCCGGCCTATCCCTGGCGCGGCCGCATTACCTGCGATCCCGCGCCGGGACAGCCGGGCTCGCCGCAGGGCACATCGGCGGCGGCGACCCAGGTGGCCAATTTCTTCTCCGGCGGCACGTGGAATTACCGCCGCATGATCTTGCACTATGCGAATCTGGTTGCCTCAGCGGGCGGTGTCGATGCGTTCCTGATCGGCTCGGAGTTGAGAGCGCTGACGCGGGTGCGCTCCGGCGCGGGCGTCTATCCGGCGGTCGATGCGCTGGTGACGCTGGCGGCGGACGTGAAGGCGATCGTCGGTTCGTCTACGCTTGTTACTTATGGCGCCGACTGGACCGAGTATGGCGCCGACGTGGTCGATGCAAGTGAGGTGCGCTTTCCGCTCGATCCGCTGTGGGCATCATCGGCGATCGGCGCGGTAGGCATCGATCACTACGCTCCCTTGGCCGACTGGCGTGACGAGGCGGGGCATCGCGATTCGCTTGTTGCGTCGTCGACCTATGACCTCGACTATCTCGGGCACAACATTAGCGCGGGCGAAGGCTACGACTGGTATTACGCCGACGATGCCGCGCGTGCGTCGCAGACCCGCACCGATATCGCTGACGGTTTGGGCAAACCATGGGTGTTCCGTTCCAAGGACATCTGGGACTGGTGGTCCAACCTGCACTATGAGCGCGTCGCGCATGCGGAGCTGATCACGCCGACTGCATGGATACCGCGCTCAAAACCGATCTGGTTCACCGAGGTAGGCTGCCCCGCCGTCGACAAGGGCGCCAACCAGCCCAGCGTGTTTCCCGACCCAAAGTCGTCGGAAAACTACCTGCCGTATTTTTCCAACGGCGCGCGCGACGATCTGATTCAGCGCCGCGCGCTGGAAGCATTTGTCGGCACGTTCGACCCCGTTTTCGGCGCGGACGACGCGCACAACCCGGTGTCGCCGGTCTATGGTGGACGCATGGTCGACGTCTCCGCGGTCCATCTGTGGACCTGGGACGCGCGGCCGTATCCGGTGTTTCCCGCGGCGACCGACATCTGGAACGACGGGCCGAACTGGCAGACCGGACACTGGCTCACCGGGCGGCTCGGCGCAGCACCCCTCGATGCGCTGGTCGGCACGCTGCTTGATGATGCCGGCGTCGACGGCGTCGATACGAGCGGTTTGCGCGACGGCTGCGACGGCTATGTGGTGGACCGGCCGATGTCGCCGCGCGCGATGATCGAGCCCTTGGCGATGGCCTATGCGTTCGACGCGACCGCCGCAGACGGCACGCTGCGATTCATCCAGCGCGGCGGCGCGCCGGTGGCGGAGATTTTTGAAGACGATCTGGTGCTTCCGGATAGCGGCACGGTGGCGCGATTGACCCGCGCGCAGGAAACCGAACTGCCGCGCGAGGCGAGCTTCGGCTTCACCGACGCGATCGCGGACTATCGCCGCTCCGCGGTGACCTCGCGAAAACTGGTGGGCGCAGCCGGACGCACGCTGCACTCCGATCTTGCCGTGATCACCAACGATGCCGCGGCGACCCGGCGCGCGGAAATCTGGCTGCAGGATCTGTGGGCAGGACGCGAGGGCGCAGAGTTTGCGCTGGGAATGAACGCGTTGCGGCTGGCGCCCGGCGATGTCGTCGCGCTCACCTTGAGCGGCCGGCGCCGGCTGTTCGAGATCGGCGATCTGATCGACACCGAGGCGCGACAGGTCAAGGCGCGCAGCATCGATCCGGAAGTGTTTTCGGTGCCCTTGGCAACGTCGCGCAAAAAGCTGCCGGCGATTCCGGCGGCGCTCGGGCCGGTTGCGGTGACTGTGCTGGATTTGCCGGCGCTGGATTCCTCGACGCCGGTGGTGCTGACGCGGCTGGCGATCACGGCCAATCCCTGGCCGGGCTCGGTGGCGATCTGGACGTCGTCCGACGGCGCGAGTTTTGAGGTCGCCGCGGTGGCGGCCGCACCTTGCGCGATCGGCGAGACGCTGGATGATTTGCCGGTGGGCCCGACCGCGCGCTGGGATCGCGGCAATCAGGTTCGCGTAAAACTTTATAGCGGCGCACTGGCCTCGATCAGCGACGCCCGGGTGCTGGAAGGCGGCAACGCCGCGGCGGTGCGGAACGCCGACGGCGCGTGGGAGATTCTTCAATTCGCCAATGCCGAACTGGTCGACGGCCAGACCTGGCTGCTGTCGCGACTGCTGCGCGGGCAGGCCGGCAGCGAATTTGCGATGGCCAGTCCATTGCCGGCGGGCGCGCCGTTCGTCGTGCTCGGCGCGCATCTGGTGCCGATCGCCGTTGGACTCGACACGTTGGCGCGGCCGATGCAGTTGCGCATCGTGGCAAGCGGGCGCAACCACGACGATCCCATGGCGGTGGCCTTGACGGTGACGCCCGGCGACACGGCGCTTAAGCCGCTGGCGCCGGTGCATGTCACCGCGCATCGCGCGGGGGACGGCGTTCACATCTCCTGGATCAGACGCACGCGGATCGACGGCGACGGTTGGGGCATCGAGGTGCCGCTCGGTGAGGAAGTCGAGGCGTATGTGCTGGAGATTGTTTCCGGCGGCGCCGTGGTGCGTTCCATTGCCTGCGCGTCGCCGCAGGCGCTTTATGCCAATGCCGATGAACTGGCGGATTTCGGAACGCCGCAAACCAGTTTGCACATCCGCGTCGCGCAGCTTTCCGCGACTGTCGGCACCGGATACGCGGCGGATGCGACGCTCACGCTCTAGCTCTTGCCTTCCCGATGGCGCGCGTGGCTATGGACCCGGCAAGCCAAGCGCCGTCCAGCACTGCTGATCGCATTCCGCTTTAACCGGCAGACCGTCGTTGTCCTGGAATGCCATTAGCGCGTTCAGCGTGTCGTCATTGAAGGTGCCAGTGGGGCCGCCGGGACCGACCGAATAGCCCTTGGCGATGATCGCGTTCTGCATCGCCGTCACCATCGGGCCGCTGTCGCCGGGTTTGAGGGGAAGTCCTGCCATTCGCAAATCTCCTGAAGGAAGTACCGCAGGAGTGTCGTGCAACCAAAGCGCGAATGCAAGCGGCGACAGCTCGGCCGTCTAGCGCTTTTCGTTCTCCAGGGAGCGTTCAGCTGCGGCTGTCATATGGACACGACGCGAGCTTTCCTCGACAACGGCTCCGGCGTTCTTCACGGTTTCGGCGAAAGCCTCAAGCGTCTCGATGTGCAACTTGAGCTGCTCGCGTTCCGTTTCAGACAAGTCCGACAGAGCAAGGGCTGGATTGGTCATCTGGCGCAAGGCATCGGCCTGCTTTTGTCTTAGCTGCTTTGCGGCTGCCCTGTTGTCGAAATGGTTGGCCACGAGGAGGAACAGCCCCGGTACCACGGTTGCGAAAAAAGGAGCTGTGATCGCCAGTAGTTCGACCCGTGTCATTCCGCGTCCTCAAGGTCATTCAGGAATGTCCTGCCGATCGCGACCAATATAAGCGCAGCCATTATCGATCCAAGCAGGGTGAACCCTAATGCGTCGAAACTTCTTCTCGCCCGTTCCGGATCAAAAATAGCGCCGGCGACAGGAGTGAAGATACCGATGGCAACGCTCGCAGTGGACGCTCCGTTGAACCACAACGCAGCAAGCCTTTTCATTGCGTCGTGTCGCTTCGAGATTCATACGCCAAAGCCCGATTTTTCGGAAACTTACATTTGGTGATTGTCGGCGCGCAAGACCGCCGTAACCGAGCATTTGATTGCCTGCACCAGCATCGCGAGCAACACGGATCGCACACCATGACCGACACCCCCAACCTCGGCCTTCCCTTCATCGAAGGCAGCCAGGCGCAGAAGCACGTTACGCATAACGAGGCGCTGCGGATTCTCGATGCGGCGATCCAGGTTGTGGTGCAGGATCTGACGCGGACTTCGCCGCCGTCGTCGCCGGCCGAGGGCGAGCGGCATGTCGTGGCCTCCGGTGCGACCGGCGCGTGGGCGGGGCAGGGCAATGCGATCGCGACCTGGCAGGACGGCGCCTGGGCGTTCCTGGTGCCGCGCACCGGCTGGTGCATCTGGTCGGTGGCTGCCGACGTGATGTTCGTGTTCGACGGCACCCACTGGCGCGATCTGCGCGACCTGCCGGTGACCCTGGATAATGCGGTTCATGTCGGCATCAATACCACCGCGAGCTCTCCGAATCTGCTCAGCGTCAAGTCGAACGCGGCGCTGCTCACGGCCATCAACGTCGCCGACGGCGGCAGCGGCGACGCGCGCTTGCAAATCTCCAAGGAGAGTGCTGCGAAAATCGCGTCGGTGTTTTTCTCCGACGCTTTTTCCGGACGCGCCGAATTTGGCCTCGTCGGCTCCGATGCGTTCAAGCTGAAAGTGTCCGGCGACGGCTCGGCGTGGGTCGAGGCCTTCAATATCGATCAAACGACGGGCAATCTGTCATTGCCGCGCGGGTTAGCGCTGACCGGCGTCGTTTCGCCGCCGCAGCTCACCGCCAACCAGAACGACTACAACCCGACTGGCATCGCTACCGCCTCGGTGCTGCAGCTGTCGTCGGATGCGTCGCGCACCGTCACCGGCCTTGCCGGCGGCGCGGAGGGACGCGTCGTCAGCCTCATCAATATCGGCGGCCAGCCGATCGTGCTGGCGGACGAAAGTACGTCGTCATCAGCCGCCAATCGCTTCACGCTTGGCGCTAGCCTGACCATCGCCGCAAAGCAGGCGGCGATGTTGCGTTACGACGGCACCGCCGCGCGCTGGCGGCTGATCGCGGGCGCGACCGGGTTGCTGGCGGCGTCGAATAATCTTTCCGATGTTGCAAGCACAGCCGCTGCGCGCGCCAATCTCGGCGTTCGCGAGCAGCTGACGGCGAACCGCACCTACTATGTCCGCACCGACGGCTCCGACGGCAATAACGGCCTCGCCAATTCCAGCGGCGGCGCCTTTCTCACCATCCAGAAGGCGATCGACACCGTCGCGGCGCTGGACCTGTCGGTCTACACCGTCACCATCCAGGCCGCCGACGGTACCTACACGGGAGCGGTGACGGTTACCGGCCCCTGGGTTGGTTCCGGCAGCGTTACCCTTCAAGGCAATACGACGACGCCTGCCAACGCAGTGATCACGACGGCCGTCGCCGGCGCCGCCGCGCTTTCGGTTCAATCCGGCGGCCGTCTTTCCGTCGCCGGTTTCAAGCTGGTTTCGTCAGGCAGCGGTGCGACTGCGGGGTTGAAGTCGTCGGGTTCGGCGATCCTGGTGACGGGTGCGATGGATTTCGGCGCTGCCAACCGCCAAATGCAAGCGGCCGGAAGCGGCAGCATCACGTTCGGCGCCGGCATCACCTACAACATCAGCGCGGGCGCGGTAACGCATATCTTCTGCTCGTCGAGCGGCAACGTCGCGATCGAAGGCTGCACCGTCACCACCACGGGAGCGATCGCATTCTCCGGCGCGTTCGTGACGTCGTCATTCGTCGGCGCGGTGATCATCGACAGCAACACCTTCACAGGCGCGAGCGCTACGGGATCGCGCTACTCGATCACCGCCAACGGCGTGGTCTACACGGCCGGTGCCGCAACCACCTACCTGCCGGGCAACGCGGCCGGATCGACCGGCAGCGGCGGGCAGTACACTTAGGCTGCATGATTCCGGAAGCGTCCGGCGGCGTCCGCGTCGTCTACTTCTTCTGCTTCGCCGCGATTGCTTTGTCGAGGTCCGCGAGCGCGCCATGCAGGTCGCCGTCGTTGCCGTCCTTGCCCTTCGCGAGGTCGTGTCCGACCACACGATATGCCATCAGCGTTTCCAGATTCGCAGACATGAGTTTGTCGCGAATGATGACCCCTCGTAATCCCGGCGAGTTCGACACAGCCTCTGGCGCGCGGTCGAAACGACGCTCGAAAAGCGCGATAGCGCTCATGAACGCAAAGGCGGCAACCGGTGTCAGAACGGTCAAAATCTGGACGGTCGTCATTCCTCAAGGTCTCCCAAGATTGCTCGTCCCGCGAAATGTAAACCCGCACTGACAAGCATGCAAACGGCCACAATCGTAAAAATCAGCACGGGATCCTGCTCCTTTGGGCCAAAGCCGTAGATAATCGAGGCGAAGGGCGCCAATACACCAGCCGTCATAATGGCCGTGGCGAAGGTATTGAACCATGTTGCCGTGAGCTTCTTGCGCTCGTTACGAACGACTTTGTTCACCTTTGCAACTCGCCATTTTGACAAAGAAACTCGCCAGAAGCTTCTTACGAAGCCAGCGCCGGGCAGTCAAGGCGATACACTCTAGGGTTGTGTACCATCTCCGCTTGCGCAACTTTGACGCGCTCAACGCCCCGATGGCGGCGGCAGCGGCGCACCTCCGACTGAAATCGCCGGCGGCTGCTTGGGAGCAGCGGGCTTCTTCCGCGGAGCCGCGGGAGCCGGCGGCGGGGCAGGCGCGGCGGCTTGTGCCGATGCGGCGGGACGCTGCAGCGTGTCGATCGTCGCGCCTAAGGCCGCGACCTGGTCGGACAGGCGTTTGATCTCCGCCTGCTGGGCCGCGACAAGCTGCGCGGTCGATTGCAGGGTTCCCGTGATCTGCTGCTGAAAGGCCTGAAAATCCTTCAGCCCGACGGATTTGTCCGGGACCTCGCCGGGTGCGGCGCCGGGCGCTGCCACCGATGACATAAAGGACGGTAACGCGGGAAGGCCACCATCCCAAGAGCGCCAGAGCAAAGCCGAGGCCGCCCCTAATATCGCAAGCCCCGCGGCAACGGCGATTGGCACCCAACGCCTGCGTTTAGGCGCCGGCTGGTGCAGGTCCTCAATTTCATCAGGTGCGTTATCGAACAGATGGGCCACCGCAAATCCTCAATTTAATGCGGCGACCTTACGACTTATCCCGGCCCTCACTCAAGACACCCCGGAGTTTCCCCCATGCCCTAATCGTCTTTCGGCGAGGCTTTTGTCGCGCCTATGGCCCCCTTGCGTACGTTACCGGCGTTGCCCTCGCCAACGTCGTCGCCGGCGGCGACCAGTATTTCCCCCGGGCCCGCACCGTGAACCGGGCGATCCGGCTTGTTCCCTAAAAACACCTCCCAGGAGAATAGAAATGATCTCACGACGCATTCTGGCGGCGGCGGCCGCGCTGATCCTGCTGACATCCGGAGCGTCTGCTCAGCAACAGCCCGATCCCGCTACGTCACAGCGCTTGCTGGAAATAACCAAAGTTCAGCGCACGCAATTTCTCGAACTGTTCACCGAGGCGATGGCGCGCGGCGACGTGCTTGCGAACGAGCTTTCGAAGGCTCAAGCGCGGATCAAGGAACTTGAGAAAAAGCAGGAAGACACGGCAACGCCTGCGAGTCCGCGCTGACGGGCGCGGGTTTCGGGCAGCCGGCATAGTACGCCGCGACAATGTCGTCGCGGCGCTCCGCCGGAAGAAGCGGGCCGCAAGGCCGGCGCTTCACGCCATCTGAAAACCATCAAAATTCAGGACTGACCATGCTCGCAACGTTACGCGCGATGGGCGCGCTTGCGCTTCACGGCGGCGCTTTCGCGTCGCCAAACTGGCTGTATTGGCTGGACTACGCGACGTACCCGCTGCTGGTGATCTGGCTTGCAATGACGGACTGCCGTTCGTTCGGTTGGGTCGCGGCGGCGCTCGCAGGACTCATCCTGTTTACCTTCGTCGAATATTGGGCGCATCGCCTGCTGCTGCACCAGATCTTCTATCATCAAGCGCATCAGCGGCATCACACGCATCCGGCGGAATACGTTGTGTTTCCGATCTGGTACTTGCCGTCGATTTTCGCGGCCTTCTTCGTCGCACTTCCGCTTTCGGTCTTCACCGGCTTTATCACGGGCTACATCTGGTTTCATAGCTGGCATCACGTCCTGCACCATGTCGACCTGTCGCGGTGGCCTCGTGCGGTGCAGCGCTACGCGCTCTGGCACTTCGAGCACCACCGGATCGATGGCTGCAACTTCGGAATCACCGTTCCGGTTTGGGATTTCGTGTTTCGCAGCTACCGGCGGGCTTCATGACCGGCCGCCGCCTTCGGGCGGCGCATTCGCCGGCACGGCGCAGGGCGGCCCCGGTGTGCCGCGCTCGATCGTCTGCCGGAAATCTTCCTGAACTCAGTAGTCCTGCTCTAACTCTCTAACTCTCTAACTCTCTAACTCTCTAACTCAAAGGAAAATTCAAAATGATCTCACGACCCATTCCCGCGGCGGCGGCATTGCTGTGCACGCTGTCGGCGCCGGCGCAAGCGCAGTCCTCGGCGATTACGATCGATCCAACAGTTGGGACCACGAACCAGGGGCTGGTGATCAATCAAACCTTGCCATCAAGCGGCGTCGCTACCGGTCCGCTGCTCTTGAATTCGATAACGGCCACCAATCCGGGAACGTCGACTACTGGCGGCGGTTTGAATTGGGATGCCTTTGGTCAAATTCAAAACCAGATCAACGCTCTTAGGGTGAACTTCGCGACCAGCGCCGCCAACGGCACCAACAACGGTGCCTTCAGCGTTGCGAATTTTGTCACCGCGCCAGCGGAGAGCTACGGAGCGGCGACTGGCGTCACGATAGATGGGAATGCTTCAGGCCACGACGCATGGGGCTTCATCGGTTACGCTACCGTATGGCCCGGCGCGACCGTCGGACCGTTGATAGGGATGGAGGCAGAAGTCGGAATTTCGAACGGCGGCAGTGCGACGTATCGTATTGGCGTCGGGTCCAACACCCAAGGCCCAGTGCAAGGCAGCGTACTTGATGCAGCCTTTATGGCGTCCAGCGGTGGGGTCACAGTTCCTGGGTCACTTCCAGGAGCGCTGGCGACCCCCTGGCAGCATCTTATGGCGCTGGTCACCAATATCTTTGGCGCTGCCGGGTCGCCCATAACCCCGACTGGAGACTTCTTCTTTTCCGAGTCCCCGGTCACGGTCGCGCACTTCGCGAACCTGCCCAACGTCACCGTCACGGGGAACATTCTGGATTTCCCGAACATGGCCCTCTACGGAAACGGCTCAGCATCCTTCGGCGTCAGGGGCCTGCTGATACCGCCAGGAACCATATACAGTTCCTGTGCGTCCTGCGGAAACGCTCAGGTCTTCGGGGCGGCCAACGGCGCGAGCGGCGCTGACGGCATGACCATGCAGGACAGCGCCGGCACCAACATCATGTTCAGCGGGGTTGCCGAGGCGGGCAATACCTTCACTCGGTTCGGGCAAGTCACCGGTAACTGGGGCGAGCTGGTAACCCTCGGCTCGACCAACGCCGGCCTCATGATCGGCACGCTCACAAGTGCGCCCTTGATTATGGGCACCAACAACACGGAACGGGTCCGAGTGACCTCGGGCGGACTGTTCAACATCGGTCCGGCCGTTGCGCCCGACACGCTGCTGACCGTGAACGGCAATAGTGGCGCGTCCGCCGCGCCAGGGTTCGGCGTCGCGCAACTGCATCTGATCGGCCAAGACGGTCAGATCGGCGGTGCGTACGCGGACGTGTTCAGTGCGCAGGGCCTCTATGCCAATCGTCACGCGGGCGGAACGCTAGCGTCCAGGACTGCCAGTGCTGGTCTCACGACCACGATCAGCTTCTCGGCGCAGCATTGGGATACTTCGGTTTATTCGGCAAGTGCCAGCATGGACATGGGTACGATCAATACCCAGTCCCTGACCGATCATAGCGGCTTCTGGCGGGTTCGCACGGTTGCGACCGGCTCGACGATCTTGACCGAACGCATGCGCGTCCAGCAGGGGCTTACGCTCGGCAACTCGACCAGCGACCCGGGCATCGGTCTGATCTATCTCAACAACGCCTCGTTCCTGATGCGCAACCTCACTTCATGGACTAACGGCGCCGCCGCCGCGGCCGGCACGCTGACCAACGCTCCCGCCGCCGGAAACCCAACCAAATGGATACCCATCGATGACAATGGCACTACGCGCTACATTCCTGCTTGGTAGCCTGCTTCTCGCATCGGCCGCCGCCGCACAGCAGCAGCCGGCCGATCCGGCGTTTCTTCAGCGCGCGCTTGTTGCGCTGCAAGCCCAACGCAATCAGGCGATGGATTCCTCCGCCGCCCAACAGGCGCGCGCCGATGGGCTCGCGGAAGAACTCGCAAAGGCTTAGGCGCGGATCAAGGAGTTGACGCCTGACGCCGCGCCGAAGTGATTCGCCGAAACATCACTTGCATGCGGCCAGGGCGTGAATGCCGGGAAAGAATTGGCGAGCAGGGACCATCCTGCCCTGTACCCCGCAACCCTCCCGCTAGCAACTGCCACCTATAACTTATTCGCCGCCTTCGGGCGGCGTTTTCTTTGGGAGCCTGTCAATGGCCTTCATCAACATGCTCTACAACCTTTGGCCTAATGGCGATGAGAAAGTTCCTGGCCTGCGCGATGGTATCGCCGCAACGGCGCAGGCTGTCTTTAAAAAATATGGCGTCGATAGCCCGCTTCTGGTCGCCCATGTCATGGCGCAGATCTCCCACGAATGCGGCGCGGGCCACGACGTGGTCGAGAACCTGAACTACACCGCGGGACGCATGATGCAGGTGTGGCCGTCGCGCTTTCCGACCATGGCGAGCGCGGCGCCTTACGCCGGCAATCCGCGGGCGCTCGCCAACAAGGTCTACAACGGCCGCATGGGCAACGCGGCCGGCTCCGACGATGGCTGGAATTTTCGCGGCCGAGGTGCTGCGCAGACCACAGGGCGCGAGGGCTATGCGCGGCTGGCGAAGGCAACCGGCCTCGATCTCATCAACCATCCCGACCTGGTCAACGATCCCCAGCGGTTTCTCGAATGCGGCGTCGCCGATTTTATCCTGTGCGGCTGCCTCCCGTTCGCCAAGGCCGATGACGTCTTGAACGTCACACGGCGCCTGAACGGCGGCACTGTCGGCCTCGCGCAGCGCCAGATATGGCTTGCGAAATGGAAGGCGGCGCTGGGCACGGCGCCGATCGTGTTCGCGCCGGCGCCGGTCAGCGCGCGCAAGCCCGCGCCGGTTTCGCCGCCGCCACCGTCTGCCACGAAACCGCAGTCTCTGCTCGGGCGATTTATCGCCGCGCTGATCGTGGCTTTCAGGAGGAAGTAAATGTGGAGTGTCATGCGCGGGCTTGACTCGCCCGAGAGGTGAAGTCCGCCGGTGCGGTAAGGGCCTCGTGGTTCGATCAACCTTGACGATAGTCGTACAATTAGAAGCGGCCATCGCCCGTCGTACCCTGCAACTTATTCGCGAACAAGCCGCCAAATCAAATTGTCTACCGCTCCATGCCCGACTAGGCCATGCCGCCTTCGGCAACGTGCTGCGCTCTTATTACCGGAAGCCGGCGATGTCGATAACGTCCCAGAACAGCCATAAGGATGACAATGACCCAGACAACATGGGCTATCCAGGCGAAGCGCACGAAGGGCATGAACTGCAGTCTGACGAGCTCCGATGTGGCGGGGATCACGACGCCCTGGAACGCACCGTTAACCGGAACGGTGCGCGCAACCTGCCATCCCGACGCGGTCCTGACGGAAGCGCGCCAGTCATTATGGTATTGCTGACTGAGGGTCAAAACCGAATCTGTATCGGGATAATTGTGAACCTCGAATTCCAGCACATCGCCTTGGTCTGATGTCTTGACCGGTCGAATCCCCTCGCGCGTGGTTGAAGAGATATCGCCAGGCCCGGCTTTCGTTGTGGTTGGTGACTGGAGGCAGCACCCCATGCTGTCGCGGACGCGATAGAGCTGAAGCGTCCCCTCGGCGCCGAACCTTTCAAGGTTGGGGTGAAGGATCGGCGCCGGCGATATCACCAGACCGATGTTGCTCATCCAGAAGACGTGGCTGCCGAAGTCAGGTGCAACCATGCTGTTCCATCGCCCGTACTGTTCGGTTTCGCCGCCCAGTTCGCGGAGCAGCGCCTGGTATCGATGAGACGACAAACTGTCATAGCTGTGAATCGAAGCGACACCAAAAATAGTGTTCGAGTTTGGAAGCAGCACATCCACGCCCGGAGCGATGAGAGCAATTCGCGTTCCGGCTGGAGTCGCCGCGATCACCCGTTTGACCAGATCCGAATTCCGGATCAGGTCGGTCGCAGGCCGCCGCAGCATCAGGGGAAAAGCGGTGCAGGCGCCGGTCAGCCCCAGCGCGGCGATCAGGGCAACGGATCGAAGCGAACCGACGAGGCAGCCGGCGAGAAGCAGGATTATGGCCAGCATTGCCGCCGCGATACCCCATCGGATGGTCATGCCAGCCGTCCAGCAAAAGCACAGTACGGCGATGAGACTGACCGTGGTTCCGATTATCGACCATTTGACCCCGCCAGTCCGGAACGGAGATTGCGCGGTCAGTGCGTTGACGCCATAGGCGGAAACGATGGCCAACGGCAAAACAAGCGTGCCCAGTGGATTGTCGCGCGAGAGGTTGAAGCCCAGGTGCCGCACGCCGAATGCGTAGAGCGGATGAACAAACGCAAAAGCGCAAACAATGACAATCGCGAGCCACCAGCCCCACGTCTGCCGCGAGCATCGCAGCAAGCTGAACAAGGCAAGAAAGAGAATCACCGGCGTGATGCTCACCCCGTCATAGGGCAGGGGGAACGATGGCGAGACCGGGTTTGCGATGATCTCCGGGAAGGTACCGGTCGCGAAAGTACGCATCAGCGTCGTGAAGGAATCGATTGTCGGTAGCGTCGCCATGAAGAACGACACATCGGTCGCGATGCGGGCGGAGCGCGAGGCAGTGCTGGCAATATCCAGAACGTTGGGCGCCGAAAGCAGGATTCCGCCGACGCCAAAAACTGCCACTGCGCCCAGATATTTGATGGCCGCAGCGGTGCCTGCTGACTTCCGGCGCCGCTGCAACGCCCACAGCATAAATCCCGCCAGCAGGTAGGCCTCGAAAACGACCCCCTGTGAGTGCGCCGTCATCATGAGGCTGTAGCAGCTGAAGGCAAGAACGGCGCCTCCCGGCAAATCGATTTGCCTTGCCATGCGCGTCAGCGCGTAGAACGCGCCGGCAGACCAGCAGGTTACCGCAAGAAACATGGGAAAGGTCAGCCAGTACATCATTAGCGGCGCCGCGGCGACGCTTCCTCCGGCAATGAGGCCAGCGAGAGGATTCAAGGACAGTTCCTTGCACAGCAGCATCACAAACAGGCCCGCAAGAAAGCAAAGACCAAGCGACATCAGGGTCAGCAATCGGGCGGGGTTGTTGGTGATCTTCGCAAGAACCCACATCGGCGTATAGGCGCCGCTGAATCCGCCTTGATAGAGCGGCCTGCCGAGTTCGTTGGTGCTGGTCCACAATGCGAGCCAGCCCGATCGTGGAGCTTGCACGTGACTTTGAATTTCAGGAATAAAGAAATGCCAATAATCGAAGAACTTGCCGTTCTCGGTATACGCCGACGGCGTGCGCGGCGGTCCTGTTTCCGCGGCTAATGGGTAAGGCGCGACGACTTCGCCGAACATCCAGAACGGGTGGATCAGCGCGAAAAATAAAGCGACGTAGATCAGCAAGGCGCTTCTGAAGCTCAGTTTACGGTCCATTCAGAATACCGGTCCGAGACTCTGCAAATTCGCGTCCAGAACGATTGTCGCAATGCGCGGCAGCGGCCCCGGTGGATGCAGCAAGGATGGACTTCCGCGCCATCCGCGGCGGCCGGTCGCCCACAAACCCTTGAGCAGACGAGACCGTGCTTTGTCCTACCGTGCAGCTAATCCGCGAACAAGCCGCTAACTCAGATTTTCCAGCGCTCCACGCCCGACCAGCCGGCTTTGCCGCCGGTTACGCCACCGTCTGCCACGTCGCAGTCTCCGCTCGCGCGATTGATTGCCGCTTTGGTCGCGGCGTTCCGCAGAAAATAACGCCCGTCTCCGGGCCCCCCGCGCAGGCGCATCGAAAATTTTCCGACCTCTTAACCCCGAAGGAGCCGACCATGACCCAGCTTGTCTTCAATACCTATGATGACCTCATTGCCGCTGCGCCCTCAGCGGGGGATACCGCGGTGCTGCTCGGCTATGCGTGGAAAGGCGACGGCGGCGGAGGCGACCTGATCTGGGACAGCGCTTCCACCGCGACGCCGCACACCTCGATCATCATCCAGCGCGCCGCCGGCGGCACCGGTCGCTGGTTTCGCCTGTTCGACGAACAGGACGGACCAGTCAACATCAGATGGTTCGGTGCGCTCGGCGATAGCGTGACCGACGACAAAGCCGCGATCGATGCGGCGATCGCCTATTGCGTCGCCAGAAGTCGTACCCTGGGATTCCCTGATGGCACCTATGCGCATGCCGGCGCGATCAATTGGGCCTTCAACCATCTCCACGTCATGGCGCTCGGCGATGATGTCGTTTTTCTTCATACCGGCACGGGCGTTGCACACAGTTTCAGCGGCATCGCGAACTACCCGGGAACGCAAGGCTGCGTCGGCGGCGTGTTCGGCGGCCCTGGCCGGATCATGCTGAAGGGCAACCTTGCCGGCACCACCACGCGGGTTATCGATCTGGACAACTGGCATCAAGGCTACATGAAGGTGGCGCTTCATGACGGGCAGACCGCTTTCTACGGTAATGATACCGGTGGAGTCGGTTCGTCCGCCGTGGAAACCACCTTCGACCTGCGCATCACGTCCCAGGACGGTCCTTGGGCGCATCAGCCCGGTCATGGTGTCGACTTTACCAAGCCGGTCGCCTGCATCTTCGAAAAATTGATCGTCGAGAACGTCGGAAACGGCGGTGTCACCGCTGTCGCCCTCACCGGCGCGGCTAACAACTTGTTCCGGGGCGGCACCGTCGAAGGCAATCTCGGAAGCGGCATTACCGAAGACAGCACTTGCAGTCATAATACCTATATCCAGCTCGCCAACGAAGCAAACGGCGGGACCAACGACTGGATTCTGTCCGGGACCGCGCCGGTCCTGATCAACTGCAATGGCGGCGGCGCCAACGGATGTCTGTTCAACAGCACCAGCGCCACGTTGATCGGCGGCGTGTTCTATAATGTCGTGATCAACGACAACAATCTGTGGTCCAATTCAACCGAGTTTCACGGCAGTTTCACCAATAACGGAACACATACCACCATTATCAATCCGCAAGGAGGCGTGGCGACTGCGGTGGAGTCCGCCGCCACTGTCCTGCAGTCCAAGACATTCGACACCGCAAACGCCAATACACTCAAGATCAATAGCAACACCGTCAACGCTGTCACTGGAACTGGCAGCACGGTCGCGCTGAGCGCGGCACCGCGGTTTACGGGGCAGGTCGAGATTGGTGCGAATGTCGCGCCGGATTCGACCTTGACGGTGAATAACAATACCGGAGCTGCTGTTGCGCCGTCGCTGCCGCGTGAGCTGCATCTGATTGGCGCCGACGCCGCCTTCAGTGGCGTTCTCTCCGACAACTATGGCAGCGAGGGTCTTTATCTCGCGAGGGCGGCGGACGGCACCCAGGCCAGCAAAATCGCCATCGGCCCCCATACGTCATATTTCGCGATAGGCGGACAAACATGGGACGGGTCTGCCTACACCAGCAACATTGCAATCGAGTTCATGACGGTCAATACGCAGACGGGATCGGATCATAGTTCCCGCGTTCGCATCAAGACCGTGCCGGCGGGAAGCACGACGGTCCAGGAGGTCGTCAGCTTCGGGTCTGGCGTATCGGTTGGAACGACGACGGATTACGGCCTGCAGAATTTGCTGGTGGCCGGCTCGGTCTCAACCGCGTCTCCGGTCACGCTCACCGGCACCTCGGGATCGGCCGGCGCGACCGACAGTTCGATCATCGTCAACGCATCCGGCACATTCACGCTGACGCTGCCGCCGGCTGCGAGCTATTCCGGCCGATGGCTGAGCCTGAAATCGATCGCCGCCCAAACCGTCAACAGCGCGTCGTCGAACGTGGTGCCCCTCGCGGGCGGCGCGTCCGGCACGGCGCTGCTCACGGCAGCCGCGGGAAAATGGGCCAACCTGCAATCGGACGGCACCAACTGGATCGTCATGTCGGCGAACTAGCTCAGCCACCCTTCGCAAGGGTCTTTCGAAGCGGATGGATTGCCGGGTCATCCCCGATCAAGTCGGGGACAGGCGCCCGGCAATGGCGCGGGGCTGTCTTCTCAATTCATCGCCGCACGCGTCGCGGCTCTTCAGGAGGAAATGACCATGCTCGAACTTTTCATTCTCGCCGCCGGTTTTGCCGGCGGCTATGCCGCGTCGGTCTATTCGTGGCCGCAGGTTCGCGTTAGCGCGATCGGCTTCACGGCTGAAATCAACCAGCTCCGCGCCCGGGCCAAACGCCTCGAAGACCAACTCCGCGAAGCTGCCAAGGGAGGCGTGTGA